AGGGCGAGTTCTCTGTCAACCATTTCTAATTTAGATTGATGGTTGTCTCTCTTGAACTGATAATCGTTCAATTCCTTTAGCCAAGTTTCTTGTCTTGAAATTTCTTGTTCTACAACTCTCCTTTCGGCTTTCAGTTCTGTTATGGATTCATTTCTTCTTGTCATTTCTTTCTTAATTCTTTTCAATTCTTTCTCTTTATGTTCTGGTGTGATCTCTGTTTTACACCACGGACATACAGTATTGTCACTCAACGAGCCTTGCATTTTCGTAGCATTCTTGATTGCATACTCATGTTCATTGAGTCTCTTGATAACCTCATCCCTTCTTTTCTTGGATGATTTCAAGAGTTCTTCATCAAAATTTGTAGCATCAATAGATGTTGAAAGAGTCTCTAATTCCTCATCAATTTTAATTTTTTCAGATAGGAATTCCTTTATCCGAGCATCATTGGCTCGCAAATCTTTCTCTTTATTGTCTTGGAAATTGTTTTGAGCTTCTGTCAATTCCATGACTCTTTTACGCAAAGAACGTAAATGTTGTTCAACTAAAGCGATACTTCGGCTGTTTATTTCATTCTTAGTTTTGATTTCCACATTACTTTTCTTTAGCATTCTTAACATTTGCCCAAAGACAACTATGTTAAAAATCTGTTCTATAATCTCTCTTTTTTCTTGTAAACTCAAAGACAAAAATGGCTTGTTGTAATTAACAGCGAGAGAAATAACCTGCTTAAACATTTGATAATTGAGTCCAACAATCTTGTCAATTTCTTCTTGATTCAATCTTTTAGAGGACAATAATTCAAGTTCTTCATCGTTTTTAATAATCTCTATTTTGTCTGGATTCATACATCTTGTTATTGTGTAAAGGTCTTTTCCATCCACAAGAAACTCGCAAGTCACCTTTAGGTTCCTCTTATTTCTACGATTAAGAAGTTCTTTTATTTTGATTTTTCTGTAGGGTTGTCCGAATAGACAGAATGCGAGGGCGTCAAGAATAGCTGATTTACCAGAGCCATTCTTTCCTGAAATTAGATTGACTCCATTCTCAAATTCAACTATTGTTGGAGTTGCCCCAAACGAAAGGATGTTTTGAAATGTTAATTTTTTGAACTTTACGATCATATCTTCTCCCAAATGTAAAATCTAAATTTCTCCCACATACAAATGATATCATGTTTTGTTCAAAATGTCAAGGTTTTTATAGAGGTTGACTTCAACCACGAAGCCGTGGCTATTTAAATTGTTGTATAAAAATTAGTTATAAATACATATATAAAGTTACTAGGTGGTTTTTAAAGACCCTGGGTTACTCTAGGTTTAAAACCCTGGGTTACTCTAGGTTTAAAACCCTGGGTTACTCTAGGTTTAAAACCCTGGGTTACTCTAGGTTTAAAACCCTGGGTTACTCTAGGCTTTAAACTAACTAGAAGTGCCGAATCCATTCGGATTCGGGTTAATGGTTTAATTGAGGATTTTATGGAAACTAAAAAATGTTCTAAATGTAAGCTAGAGAAATCTATTAAAGATTTTTCTAAAAATAAGTCAACAAATGACGGTTTACATACTTATTGTAAAAAATGTATTTCATTATACCAAAAAAATTATTATTCTATAAATCGTAAAAATAGTACTGTAAAAACTAAAAGTAGTACCTTTAATAAAAAAGATTATAACAGAGAATATTATAGGAAAAAATTTAAAAATGACTTATTTTTTAAATTTAAAATTAATATTAGAAGTTTAGTTAGAAATTCTTTTCGTAGACAGAACTTTACTAAAAATTCCAAAACATTCCAAATTTTAAATTGTTCTTTTGAAGAACTTAAAAATTATCTTTTTGAAAATGCTAAATTAAGATATCCAGAATTTCAAGAGAAAGACTTTTTGGAAAAGAATAAGTATCATATAGATCATATAATTCCTTTATCAACAGCTAATACCGAAGAAGAAGTTGTTAAGTTGTGTCATTATACAAATCTTCAGTTATTAACAAAAGAAGAAAATCTTCTTAAATCAAATCATTAAAGGCGCATCACAAAAAATTATAACATATTCATTTTGTTAAAGTCAAGGAGTATTTTATGAAATCCGAAAGTTTTCAGAAATTGAAAGCAAAAGTTGAATCTGAACTGAAAATTACACCAGAGAACGTAGAACAAAAATCTCTACAACTTTCAAACTTTCATACACAATGTCTACAGCTCTTCGTTAAAGAACTGTCAATTCTCAAAAAGAAACTCTTAGATAAAGATAAAATTTATGGAGAACTATACCACAAATATAAGTATAATTTTGATTACCAGTTAGACACCAAAGGAGAAGTGGAAGCTTATATTAAAGCAGACGACAAATATTATCAGATTGCGCTTGAATGCGCTCAACAAGAAGTCCAAGTCAAATACCTTGAAGATACTTGTCTTCAAATAAACAACCTTGGGTTTAGAATCAAGAATTTCATTGACTTACGAAAGATAGATAAAGGTTTACTTTAAGGAATAATTATGGAAAAATTGCAACTTGATATGGTAGATGAAGTCTATTTTCAAGTTAGAAATTTGACAAGAGGATCAGCTCTTGAGCTCAAAGAATTTCTTTCGTGTAAAATTGAGAACTTTTGGTTCCATCCGAAGGTCAGAGCCAAACTCTGGGATGGTACAATTTCATTTTATGATTGGCATTCTCAAACAATTCCTATTGGACTGTTTCCACAATTCATTAAGTTCTGTAAAATGTTCAACTATGAATATGAATTAAACTTCAGTCGTGACGAACTCATCAATAATATTTCAGATGAAGAATTTGAAGAATACTACAGTGCAATTTTTAAAGGAGATGAGTTCTCTCCAAGAGACTATCAAGACGACTGTATCAAAAAGGCTTTGAGAAGAAAAAGAGGGATTATTGAGTCCCCAACTGGCTCTGGTAAGTCTCTAGTTATCTATTCAATTATTAGATTTATTCTTGGAATAGCTGAAGGTAAAATCCTATTGATTGTTCCTAACGTGAGTCTTGTCAACCAAATGTTTAGTGACTTTCAAGAATATGGCTGGAATCATGCTGAGACATATTGTTCTTTGATTTTCAGTGGAAGTAAGAGAGTAAATCCAGAATGTCCTATCGTAATTTCAACTTGGCAATCAATTTACAAAAGGTCTCCTTCGTTCTTTGAACAATTCCAAGCAGTGATTGTTGACGAGACACATGGAGCTAAGTCTAATTCAATTCAGACTTGCTTAAAGAAATGTACAAACGCAGAGTATCGTTTGGGTCTTACTGGTACAATGCCAGAGGAATTACACAATCAGTATACCATCTATGGTTATCTTGGCCCAAAAATCTTTGAGATGAAGAGTTCAGAGTTGATTGATAAAGGTGTTCTGTCTAAAATCAAGATTGCTAATCTGAAGTTAGAGTATCCCAAGGAGACCGTCTTCCGTTATTGGCATGATAGTGACGGGAAGATGCATCGGAATGACTACCAAGAAGAACTTGACATCATATATGGGAGTCTGGAAAGGAACAAGATATTCCATTACATTATAGACAAATTGAAGAAGGAAGAGAACATTCTTATCCTTTGTCACAAGATTAGTCACTTAAAAGATATTAAGGCATATCTTGAAGCAAATTTCCCAGACCGTAATATTTTTGAGATTTATGGAAAGACTGAAGCTGAAGAACGTGAGAGGATAAGGAAGGTAACCAACGTCCAAGGAAGCACAATTATCCTTGGAACCTTTGCTACAATGAGTACAGGTATAAATATAAAGAGACTGCACCACGTCATCTTTGCGTCATCCTATCGTTCCAAGATAAAGGTTCTTCAGTCCATCGGAAGAGGATTGAGAACACATGAGACCAAGGATAAACTCATTGTTTGGGATATTGTTGACGACCTTACTTGGGTACATGATTGGGGAGGTAAAGATGTTCTCCACAAGAATCATGTCTACAATCATTGGTTGAACAGATTGGAATATTATGATAAGCAAGGTTTTCAGTATCTTACAAAGAAGATTAATATAAATAATTACGATATATAGGTCTTAAACATTTTTAGAGGATGAACAATGATTGATTTCACAAAATTCTATTTTGAAGAATCTGTTGGAATTACGAACCGTAAACCTGGTGACCAATTTGAAACACCGGACGGTAATACCAGATTTACATTTGAAAAATTGTATAAAAGACCAGAAAAGGGTTCAATGTCTGTTGAAGAGATAGAATCTGATGTTAAAAGTTTGGTTGAAGAAATTGCAAAGGAAGTCAAAGAAAAACCAACTGATATCAATGTTATTCAAACAACTAAGTTAAGTAAAAGAACACAATCATATATGTTGATGTTTATGAAAAATGATGATGATTCTGCCAAACGTGGTGAACAATATTATGCTTTTGTAAAATATTTTACAAAACCAATGACTTATAGTTCATCTTGGACTTCTGGTGATTTTAAGGACAACAGTGGAATGAATTTAGCATTGGTTCAAAGAGCAAGGATGCAAGGAAGTCTTCAAAGATTACTTGTTTCGGATTTCTTTACTTCTGACAAACTGAATTCTCAAGATATCTTGGAACAATCTCAGAAAGAGTACGAAAAGGCAGATGAACCAGTCAAGAAAGAAATATTAAAGGCATTGAATGAAATGCTTTTGGATATTTCTGGTGGTGGCAAAAATAATTATACATTGAAGGGAATGGGAAAGCATATTAATCTTTTTGATGTTTCTCTTTGTGAAGTGATTGCTCCATTCATTTTGATGAATTATGCAACTGGTAAAAATAAAACTCTTGTTAATCAAGCTTCGATTTCGAATTTACAAGAATGTGTTGAAGATACCGTTCTTAATTTTAAGAGGTGGACAGTTTCTATTCCAAGTCTTTCAAATGAAAAATTGATTGATTCCAAAATGTATGATAAATCTGACAAACCTTTGTTTAGTATTTCAAACAAATCTGGAAAGGGTGGCGCACCAGCAGCTACTTCAAATTTATATGATTCTTTACAGAATGTAAAAACAAATAATCCATCTACCTATGATGAAATTATTGAAGCTTTTCCAGATGAATTTTCATATTTAGAAATTCTTGCAAAAAATAATGCAAAACTCGGGCCACTTAAACTAGCTGTTAAGTTGAAAATTATTAACGGAAAAGATGCTGATTCTGTTATGGAAACAATAAAAACAGGTGAAGATTCTTTGACAAAAAATGTCCGTGAGGTTATGAAGAATTTTAACGCACGTGCTGGTCATCAGGGTTATTATGCTGGATATCATGCGTTGGCGTCTATTGCAAAGCAAGTTGCAAAGCAAGCAAATGCAGAAAGTCAATTCTCAGAATTTGCTAAAAGAGTTTTGATAAACTCATCCTTTGTTCAAGCAAAAATGAAGTTTTCAAAAGTTGGTGAAGATTTGGTTTTGAAGGAATTATATTTACAATATCCACCAATTGTTAAGGTTATTTTGATGCATCCTGGAAAAAATTATACTGCGACGAAAAAACCTATTGGTAAAATGTCTTTTAATGTAAAGTAAGGTAATATGGGAATTTTAGAAGAATATCTTAATGAGCGTGAAGAGTATTTCTATCCTGAAGCTGAAGAGATCGAAGCCGAAGAACCAGAGGATGCAATGGATGAACCATTAGAAGACTATGGTAATGATTTCGTTGACGATGAAAAGTTCTATGCCGATCATATTGCTGTTAAAGAAATTCCAGACAACTCTGATCCGATTTTAGACGCAGATGAGTTTATGAAACCAAATGCTGAGATTCTTAATATGTATTCAAAAGGTCAAGGATTTGACTTGACCGATAATTCAGATTTGTATGAGGTTGTAAAGTTGGTGAAGGACATGACCGACAAACACCTTTATATGAGAGATATGACTTGGAAGGTTGACATTGCACATAGACAAGCAAAGTTTACTTTCAGTTTAGGAGATGAGATGTCAAAAGAAGCAGATGACTTCTTTTTGCAGGGTGTACAAAATTATGTTATGAAGGAGATGGTTCAAAAATTTGGTCCTGTTTATAAACTTGATACGAAGTTTTCTAAAGACAACAAGGGACGTACCATGGAGATGACAATAGAGAAAGAAGAC